GTCCTACATAAGATTGTTGACGATGACGCGACGATAGTAAACGTTGGTGTTGATTGTCAGAGCACCTGAACCGACTGTCAGACCTTGGGCGAATGGATTTGCTACCATGCCGTAACGAGTCTTGAAGCCGATCTTTGGCTGGAACGTTCCTTGGTCAACAGCGCGTACCATCTGCAGAGGAACGTATGGGCAGTAGAACAGACCAGCGTCGAATGCAGAAGAACCCTTATAGCCGATTGTCAAGTAGTTACCACCGATCGCATATGGATCGATGTATACCTTCAGACGACCATTCAGAACACCAGCGAAGGTGTTGCCTGTGTCATCGACTTGCAGGTTGTTTGAGTTAAGAGCTGGGGCGTAGTCAAGAACACCAGCCATCTGAAGAGCTGAAGCTACGTCAGAGGAGCAGATAACTACGTTACCCTTACCACGACGAGTCTGCTTAGCAATCTGGTTAGCTTCGCGCTCAAGCTGGAACATCAGACCCTTGAACTTTTCAACTGACCAACGACCATTTGAGTCGGTGTCCAGATCGAAGATACCAGCAGTTGTTGTATTTTCTTGAGCACCAGCAATAGCTGTGATGTTGATTGTACGAATAACTTCACGGTTGATTTCAGCAAGAATTTCAGCTGACAGAATGTTAGCAAGTTCTGTTTCAGCATCCAGACCATGAATTGCCTTCAGATCCTGTGCCAGTTCCATCGTGTACTCAGCCTTCAGAGCACGTGACTTAGCTGTTACAGTTACCTTCTCAATTGAGAAGCCCATCTGAGCGAAAACAACGTTTGAATCAGCACCAAGTACTTCGGCTTGAGCTGTTGACATACCAGCGCCAGTGTTATATGTATTAACAGCTGTCAGTGGTGATGTATTTGTTGCGCCTGGAATTGTACCAACGAACTTCTGACCGAATGTGTTAGCACCTGAAGTTGCAGATGAGAACGTTGTGTCAACTTCGTTATAGAAGGTTTCGCTACCAGCCTTGGTATTACCTTGAACCGCAGCAGTACCAAGAGCGCCTGAGTTACCATATACTGAACGCATTGCGAAGATCAAGCCTGTTGGACCTGTCATTGGCTGCGTTCCGCAGATGTCATAAGCGATTAGGTTTGGCATCGCACGACGAACCAGCGAAATAAGAACTGGGTCGAATGTGTCGATTGGACCTGCACCAGCTGTTGAGCTTGATGCGCCCATGGCGTTCATTGCGCCATAAGAAGTTGTTTCCGTAAGAGTTTGGAACTGACCATGAGCCGAAGCTTCGCGGAGTGCCTTCTCTGTGTTTTCGAGAACAATTGCAGTTACTGAACGACGATGAGCGTCCTTGATTGCTGGTAAATCAGCATGCTCAAGAATAGGACCCCACTTCTTTTGTACTTCTTCCTGTAGAAACATGTTTGTTATCCCTTTCTTTTCAGGTTTGCTTTTATTTATAAAAGATTATTTCTTGACAGTTCTTGAGATTGCTTGTACGTATCTGTTGACATGTGGGTCATGAGATACGATCTTCTCGGTAACTTCACCTTCGAATGTTTCTTCTTCAATGTTTGAAACTTGAGGTTTCGTTGATGGAAAATAAGTTTCTTTCACAACAGATAGCTTCTTCTTGTAAACATCTAGATCGCCATTAAAATCGACGCCTTCAGCTAAAGAAAAGAACTTTTCTGACTGGGACATTGCAAGACCTTCTGCTACTTCAGCGACAATTTCCTGTCTTACTGATTCAGCTACCAACGATGCAAGCTCAGCATTTTCATTGATTGCCTCGTCTAGCTTCACTTCCAGTTCTTCAACCTTTGTGGCTAGCTCTTCAACAACGTCAATCTTTTCTTCTGGCATATCAATATAATGCTCAGCGAAAAGGTTCTTTAGACCACCAATGAACTCTTCCATGATTTCGTTGCGGAGTGAAGATTCAATAGCTACTTCATTTTCCTTCATCCAATTTTCTACAACGTAATCAAGATAATTGTTTAGGTTACCCTCAATTTCTTCAACAATTGAAGTTACTTCTTCTTCTAAGCGAGTTTCATATTCTTCTTCGAGGCGTGCAATCTCAACAATGGCACGAGCGTGTACTGCTGCTTCAAATAGTGTTGAAGCCTTATCCTTGAACTCTTCCGAAAGACTTTCACCAGTAAACATTTCTTCAACGTCTTCTTTGACGTTAAGCTTTGGCATAGCATCGCGGGTTTTTGGACCCTTGCCTGTCTTCATGTCAATTGACGCTGCGTTTGAGTCAGCTGAAGCGCCTGATGGAAGTGATGAAGCTTCCTTGCCAATTTGGGCAATTACGTCGTTATAGAACTTAGAAAGATCTTCCTTCTTCATTCCATTCATGATTCCCAGAGTCTTAGTCATGTAGTCGATCTTTGACTTTGGATCTTCACCAGCTGGACGTGATCGTGCCTTGAGTGTAGCAGCAGCTACTGATTCTTCTTCAAGTTCGTAC